CGGTATCGTTTTCTACGGTATTATCAACTGGAGGTTGCGGTATCATACCTCCCTGTTGTGATTGTTGCATCTGTTCAAACTGTTCAGTGGATCCGTCTTTATCCATTTCTTTTTGCATTTGTTTGATTTCTTCATCAGTGAACATTAGAACGTTTTTCTTAACCCATGTTGTAGAGAAATATTTACCTACATATGGTTCGACCATAGTAAGAGTTGTCATTCTCTCACGCAAAAGTTCTGATTCACGAAGTTCTGTGAAGTTATTATCCTTACGAAAATCGTAGTAAATATCTTCTTGAAATTTTTCCCATTCTTCTTGAGTACAAATTCCCTTTAGTGTCAACTGAATCTTTAATGCCTGATCAAAGATTTGTGAGAATTTGTTACGCAGTCTGGTAATGAATTTAGAGAACTTCAATTCATCACGTGTTATTTCTGCTGAACGACCTAGTGATGCTAAACCACCACCATTAGTTTGATCCATTCTAGAGTATGGAACATTCAGAGATTGTAATAATTTCTTTCTGAAATAATCAACATCTTCAATCTGTCCTAGATTCTGACCTGCTGGTAGTGTAGTAATCTCTGTACCTTTACCACCTTCACGGCGAGGTAACCAGAAGTCCTCTAACATCGAAAGATGTTTACGATCATCACGAAGTTCACCAGTGTTAGCATCGTATACCATTTTATTACGATACTTGATCATAATATCACGAAGATATTGTTCTGCTTTACCTTTAGGTAAATTACCCACATCAATATAAAATACTCTACGTTCTGGCGCACGAGATATGCGGTAGATGACAACCGCATCTTCAATCATTCTTAACTGATTGAGAGGTTTGATTGCTTTATGTAAGTATGAAATAACAAAAGTGTTTTTTGCATCCATCAGACCTGAGTTAACATTAATAACTGCGTCTGGTGCAATACGAACACCTTGATTTACCTGTGCGGTATATGTTTGAGTTGTTGTGCCTCGATCATTATATACAAAGTATTCTGCAATAGACTTGATTATTAAAGCACCAGTCTTAGGGTCTTTTTCTTTTGCAATCTCACGTACTTTACGAATCTTACGTGGATCAATATATCTAAGTTCTTGAATACCTTCTTTAGGTTTTGCTTTATCTACTACAACTTCATAATATATTCTACCATCAATATACCAACGTTTGAATAGATCATCTGCTAGATTATTGAAGTTTAATAGATTAAGAACACCTTCAAATTCTTCTGCAATTTTTTTCTTAATTGTTTCTGGTTGTTTTAGTTTGTCCATATTAATAGACACAACTTCTCCAGATTCATCATGTGTGATAGATTCGTTTACAATATCATCAATGGCCTGTTCCAATTCTGGATGATTTGCCATTTCACGATAACGTGTAATAAGTTCTAATTCATTACGAACAGCACCTTCTAAATCAACATAAGTGCCGTAATAAGCGTTTTGAGTAATATTGACTGCACCATCGTCAAGTGCAGCGGTGGGTAAAGTAAAGGTAGGTTGTTCAGGTGGTTGGACCTGAACAACGTCTTTTCTTCCTAGGGTGAAACCAAAAAGAGAAATTGCCATTAGTTAACTTTCATTCTAAAAATAAAATGATAGGGATTGCTCCCTATCATTTAGATCACTCCATCGTTCACTGATTCCCACCACTGGTAGGAAAGAGTAACCGAAAACTCCTCAATAGTATCGTTCGATCCCCAGTCAACATCAATTGGAGTAATGTCAGTTGGGAACAAACCGATAAACTTATATTTTTTGATTTCTGATCCAGCTTTGCTAAATTGTTTTACTTCACCATCAACAGTATAACTAAATGGTGCTTGAGCAATAGGATTACGAACATTAAAGTTATGACTATTAATGCCGTTAATCCAACGTTCAAATGCGTTACGCACCATAAAATCTTCATCGTTGATAATAGTTACTGTCCAATCTGCAAAAGTTCTGTTACCAGCAAACTTCAATTCACGACCAAAATATTGAACTGGCGCAATACCTATTGTGCTTCCAGGTAATTGTGCAGTCTTACACATAAATGTAAGTTTTTGTTGTGCGTTCTCTGGTGATGAGAACGCAGGAAAAGGCATAGAGACTTCAAACAGATTAGGACGTGCTCCGTCCCCTGTTAATTGAGCTCTAAACTGATTTACTGAAAATGCCATTTGTTATCTCCTGTATTCTCTTATTTAGACTACACGGCCAACGATTTCATCAAAACTTACACCACTACGAACTGCAACGAAGTTCAGTTGGATAAAGTTGATTGAACGTGCTGGTTTAATGTAAATATCACCAACAAACTCATTGCGATCAATAACTTCAGGAGTGTTGTTTGTTTCATCACATACAACACGGAAGTCTGAAATACCACGGCGACCTTGTACATCACGTAAGAATGGTTCCACAATAGAAACAAACTGAGCACGAGTAAACTGATCGTTAAATTCGAATAGTGAAGAACGTGCGGCACGTGCAATTGCTTTTTCAAGAACGATAAACAAACGGCGAACATTGATTCGATCAAACGCACTTGGACGACTTAATAGAGTCTTGTCGCCATAAAGAAGTGTTCCCTCTCCAGAGAATGTAACAACTGGGTTAACACCTTTCTGATATAAGGTATCACGATCAGTCTTATCTGGACTCCAAGCAAGTTTAATTACATTCTTGATGATGCCACGATTTAGACCAGCAGGTGAGAACCATGGATCACGTTCTAAGTCTGTACGAGCGCATAGACCTGCGATATCACCATTTAATGGTACCCAACGGTATACGTCATTGTATTTGTCGTATTGATATTTCCATCCAGAATCCATCACAACATATGAAGATGATGTTAATGAATCTCTGTATGCAGTAACAGCTGTTGCTTCACTGCCGTAGTTATTAACAACGTCTGCTTTTTCTGGTGATAAGAATACCATAACGTCTTTACGAGATTCAGCAATACTAATCAGACTTGTTGCTACTGTTGAATCAGCAGGACCTGATACTAATAGAGAAATATCTACCGATTCTGCGTTATCGAAGTATCCATATGCTGTGACAACGTTTGCTGTCGAAACTGTACCATCTGCACCACCAATCAGTGAATTAGAAACACTTGAAGTTAGATTAGCAAATGTTGAGTTAGCAGCAGTGTTACCCCATGCTGCGCCTGTTGCTGAAATTGAAGAAGGTGCTGCCATCCACCATACGTAGCGTGATTGGTCGTTTAGAACATTCTTATAGTAGTTTGAAGAACCATCAAATGTTTTTGCGTCAGATGCTTTAGACACAAAACCGAATTGTTCTAGAATTGTATTTGCTGTTCCAGTAATTAGACCATCTTCGTCAACAACAACGATATGAACCTCATCGTGTAAACCACCTTTTGTTGAAGTGTAGCTAGATGTTGCTGGAGCACTAGTAAAGTTATTTGCGTATGCCCAACCACTGTAGGTATTTGCATCTGCCATTTCAATACGCAGAGAGTTACCTAAATCTCCAGGATACTTAGCTGCAACTGCGCCATATCCACTAGTAGTTGTTGACTCATAAGCAGTTTCGTTAGGAATGTAAACACCAGATGCTAAAGTATTAGCTGTTGCGTTTCTGGATGTTAATGTGCTTCCTGCACGAATAACTTTAAGATTATTTGAATATGCTAAAAAATTTGCTGCTGAAAACCAGTATTCATAATTATTAACGTCTGGCTTACCAAATCTGTCTGCTAAACGAACTTCGTTTGATATAGTGACAATTTCATTGACTGGACCCCAAGCGAATTTTCCGGCAAATGCGCCAATTGAAGTGGCCACTGAAGGAACAACAGTAGTCAGATCAATCTCTGATACGTTTATTCCTGGTGATAATTGAAATGCCATGGATTTCTCCTTCTTGTTATTTGGATCAATTTTATTTATACTCTATTTAGTTTTTTCACAACCTTGACGATAAGTACCCTTTTGGCGACTCAAACTCATTTTGTCGGTTAGAATTGGACCAAAAATCACCAGATTCTAAAACTACCTCATCTTGCTGCCCATCATCAATAAAACCAATAGGTAACATTTCTTCTTCGATCTGTTTAATTTTTTCTCTGTATATTGCTTCTCTCAGATTTACGTCTGTGATTTCTTTGAAATATATATTGGTTGTAATCCATGAGAATAAAACAAGGGTCATCATCAGATCATCATGATAACCTTCATCTGCTTCATAAGAATTTTTCTTCTCAATAAATGTT